CTAACGATAACTAACCCTTTCTGGCTTCGGTTCTTCATGACCTTGCAGGTAATGATCAGTCATTTTTTCAGTTGCATGTCCTGCCAATGCTTGGGCATAAGATTTTCCATATTTCTCGGTAATATTGAAAATACCAAGTGCACGCAGATCATGAAACGATGGTCGTTGTCTCGGTTCCAAATGGTCACAAGCGCCAGACAAATCACGGTATTTCTGAAATTGCTTTGTTAAGTGGTCCTCAGTAACTGCATAAGGATGCGGTTTTGCAATCCGATTGTGTTCAGTAATGCGTTCTGGACGAGTTGCAATTAGATGTGGACAATTCAAACGAAAAGAATTGGCAATACATTTAACTACTGTCTCAGCAAGTTCCGGGTGCATATCAACTTCAATATAGATCGGCTTATCATAGTTAAGAGATTTATGCTGTAGCACTGTGAATGTGTTTTCTTTCACATTTATCGCCGTGCGTAATAGCATTACCAAATCACCGCGGCGCTGGATTGAATGTAATGCCAGATCAATAGCAAGCTGCAACCAATATGGGCAGACAGCATAAATTTGAGCAAGCATTTCATTACTTAGGCGCTGTCGAATCTTTTTAGGCCGTATCGGCTTAAGTGTTTTCTCAGCAATATTTTCAGCTATCCAGCCATTAGCTACAAAGTATTTAAAAATATCGATCAGTAAAGAACGATGTTTTTCAGCTTGATATGGTGTTTGTTCTTTTAAATAGGTTGCCAACATATTTAAAGTCATTTCAGAACAACTAAGCTCACCCCATTTTTCAATGTACTTGTCGCAATTGGCATTAATAATTTCCAGTGTTGATTCAGCATAAGTTTTCTCTGATAAACGCAACTCAAGAAATTCTTTAAGGCCATTTTCAAAAGTTGGAATTTTATTTTCAACTTTTCGATTAACTTCAAGTATTTTTGCAACTATATCGGGATGTCTTTCCAATGCAGCATTTAAAGCCATGGCTGCATCTATTGCTTCATTACGATCTTTACCGAGTGACTTACGCTGCCCATTCGGTAGCACATAACGAAAGTATATTGTGCCATTGGCCTTTTTATCTGTTTCAACATGGGGTGGAAGGTCTAAGCTCCCTTTTCCCCGTGGACGTGGTGTCATGTTATATCTCAGCTAAAATTCTATCTGCGATAGCATTCCCTGTGATTGGCGGTGACTGTAAATCAATCTTTGGTGTTTCACTACTGTAAAAGATTGGCTCACCCCAAGATGTACATTGCACAAACCAATGAGTACCGATTTTAATGCCACTTAACCAGCCACGTTCAATATGACTTACTAAAGTTGTTCGGCATGGGCGTGAATCATCATCCCAATACTTTTTAGCGAAGATTGAGAGTTTAATGTGTTTAATATTGCTAGACATATTTCCTCCAATCGCAGGGTATTAAATATTAAAGTTCCTGTTCGTAAGGTTTTGCCCACCAAAGAACAGGTCCATCTTCTGAATCAAACGCTGCAATTAAAAAGAGTCCTGGTTCAGGTGCTTTAGGTTTCCATTTTGACCAATCTGCACAATCATCTTCAGGGATTTCTGGAATATCCCAATATTCCAACCGCTCAACAAGAAGCTTTACACCAAGATTTTTTTGAAGTTGGGACCATTGTTCCGTTGTATAGAATTCTGAATTTTCCCCAATAGTATCGTGTAGTTCGATATCTGGATGGAACCAGCAGCTATTTAAATCATCTGGCAGTTCAATTGGTTGGATTTGATAAGTCATCACTCATCTCCCAAATTTTTACCGATAAACTTAGGCATAATGAAAGTGATATTAGCTGGAACCACACCACCTCCTTCGGGATGTGGATCATGCCAAAGCTTGCCGTTCAACCAAATAACTGAATGCATGTATCCACGTGGAGAAATTCCATTCACTAAAAGTTTAGTGTCATGCAGTTTTTTACTGATCTCAGTAATCCACTTTGAGTTGTCTTCACCATTTGTACCTAAGCTGATAGATATGAAGCCAATTGTTTCAAGGAAGCGGTCAAAATTATCATTGTAGATTTGACCATTAATAGGGCAGTCGGGTTTGGATTTATCGCAGCCTTCCCAAAAGTCAGGAATATCATTAATATCCATTTCAAGCAAAGTGGCGATAGTTGCAGATTGACAGTTGCCACCTAAACCAGTTTTTGTTTGCATTACTTTTTTCATTGGTCTGCTCCCGATTCGCTTGGCCCATCTGGTAAAGGCATCCAGTAATTAATCCCACATTCCTCAAATTCATCCAAAGCAACAATTTGATAAACATTAAATTTAGCAATCTTAGTTGTGGAAATGCCTAAAACTAAATCGCCTTCATTTGGCTTCATGAATTCAGTTGATACCCAGACTGGCAACGCCTGAGCTTTGGCTTTTTCCATCCAAGCCTCTTGCATTAGCTCAATATCGTTATAGCTAAGTGTGCATCCAGCTTCTCGAACTAGGTTTGTTAAAACGCCTAAACTATTCCAACCAACTTTAATTACACCTTTAGTTCTGAGAAATTCTAAAAAAGCCTCTTTTTCCTTAATTTCCATGAACCAGCTCCTTTAATTGAACTTCAAAATCAACAGTAGGAGCAGGGAGAAATACAGAGGGTGGTAGATCCACTGCTAGACCAGCACGTTTGATTAATTCCCAAACAAGCTTTCCTTCCGCCGTGATACGCATGCAGCCGTAATTTTTATCACGTGCTTCTTCTTGCGGTACTTGTTCAATAAGACCTTTCTCAACAAGCACCTGACTTGAGCGAGAATGAGTGAAAATAAATTGTTCATGGCAAGCGTAGTATTTCAAACAATCGATTTGACGGCGGCTTAGGTTCAAATTGAACGCTCCGCTAGTCACATAATCAACAAAAGCATTGTTTACTGTATTCATTCTGGTTTCCAAATTATTTATAAATCACGGTCAATGCAGCGGTAGCCATTGAAATTGAAAGTTACCCATCGTTTGCAATCGCCTAAAGGGTAATAAACATATTCAGGACCACTAAAAATTGACTTTGATTTGCGTACTTGTTTTGCCTTCTCAGTTACATAGCTTGTTTTTTTGCTAGATGGTTGAGATACGTTTGTTTTTGTGCTGGTAAAAGAACGTTTAAATGAAACTTTGGCTCCTGCCGTAGAGCTTTTAGCTTCCGCTTCTTTCATACAGCTAGTTAAGATCAGTATTAAGACCAGTGCTAAGAAAATTACAGGTAATATCTTCATTTACTAATCCCATTAAACTTACGAATCCCCGAATCGGCGGATGGTGGGGAACCCATCATGAGAAACATTACGCCTAACGCTTACACTTCCTAGTTACTAGTTCACGTTGAAAGTAGGTTCAACGGACGATAGGGAGGCTATCTTCACTATTTCTACAGCGTCTAAATAGTTACAAGCTGATCCACCATGCTTACAGCTAAGCAAACATCCTTGTTAGTGCACGTAAGAACCTTTAAACGGTGCCTTCTAAAATAGTTACTGAAGGATTTACACCAGGATGGAATACATTTAGTTCTTCATCATTAACAGTTGAAGTAACCGTTTTACCGTTACGAATATAGTCAATGGTATCTTCCATTGATTTTTCGATTGCTTTTTCAAGCTGATCTAAGTCATACCAGAAGACGATAGTGCCGCCGTTAATGCGATAACGGAAACGAGCAGGAAGTAAGTAAGCATTGCCGCCACGATGAACCTGAATACCAAATTTAATAGTTTCAGGAATGGTTAATTTACCTTCACGGCCTGCCGTTGCTTCAATGGTTTCGTTATAAGTTAGGGTTACTTCACCGTTGTTTGTACGAATGCCTGATTTAAAGTCAACTTTAGTATTTGCAGATAGAGTTTGAACAATTTCATAAAGTTCTGCTGCAACTGGCTCTGCAATATGAGGCATGATGTCTTCTAATAACAATGCAAACTCAGTTTGAGTGAATTTCTTACCTGAGCACTCTTCAATTTTTTTAAATTCAGTTGTTTTTTCCACAAAGAAATTAGCAATGTGGTTGCAATGGCGTTGATTAGCATTGCTGTTATATTCGCTAACTGGCGTAGCTTCATGATAATCAAGCACAGCTTTAACACGGCCATTTAATACATCAACAAAAATGATTGAATTTGGATCACTAAAACGATTTACATAACCAATAAAATCTTTAGCTGTATGCAACGAAACGCTTTGTTTAAGATTAATTGGACGTTCAAGGAGTTCAGGAAACGTATTAACTTTACTTCCTTCAGGAACCACCACAAAAGGTAAAGCGCCAATTGTTTTTTGAGCAGCTTTTAGGCCAGATAAACCAAGTTCATAAGCTGTTTGAATGTTATTGTTAAGTTCGGTCATGAGACACCTGTATTAGTTAAGAGTTTTGAAAGTTTGTTTTGGTTCAGTCGGGATTGATTTCAATTCAACTGGGCCAGATTCTGAAACTTGTTCAAGTTTCAATTTTTGTTGACGCGGATCTTCACGTACTAATTGCTGATCACCGTCAGTAAAGAGAACAGTTGGCTCTTTATCGAATTTAGGTAATGTGGATTTCACATCATCCATAATTTTGTAGGTGCCACGACCATTTGGTTTAATTGTCAAAGTGACCGATACTTTTGAAACTTTGCCCGTGTCATTTGAGGCTTGAAGTGCTTCTGACAAAAGGTCATCAAGTTGTTGCAAAGTGTCGCCGTGTTGTAAATTGCCAAGTGTTTGGCAGAAAGAAGTCTTTTTAGCTGTCATGTTATTAGCTCCAATAACTGCTATTTCATAAGCTTGTGGTGTTGAAGCTTTTTGCGTAGGGTTCCACGATTAATACCGAGAACTTCAGCAGCTTCTGTTTGATTACCGCGTGTTTGAATTAACACTGCATCGAGCAATGGTTTTTCAAATTTATCGAGAGCAACTTGATAAGCTTTGCCATGGTTTGATTTAAAAAAATCAACAGGCAAGTCATTAGTTTCATTTTCTTGTGGTTGAGCAGTCGTCATGTCTTAAACGCCCATTGCAAATTTTGCCGCAACAACACCGCATATAGCCCAAATTGCTAAACCTGCTGAAAGGAAACCCAGCATTTTTACAGTAGCTAATGCGTTAGCTTTTACGTGTGCAATGAAAGGCACTTTTTGTTCTTCCGCCGTAGGGTGGCGGTGGAGAATTTGAGTCGTTTGACTCTGAATAGTTTTTTGTTTCATAATCACCTCGTTATATAAGAAGCTCTGCTTGTGTTTGGTCGCCATGCAGAGCTTTTTGCTGTCTACGAGATGAAATTTATCAAAAGATAATTAAGTGAGCAATAGCAAATGATAAATTAATTTATCTTTTTTGATAATTAATTGATTATTAAGGCAATAAAAAAGCCTGATAATTTATCAGGCTGATAATGTAATTTTTTTATATTTTTTATACTTCTCCACATCTCCAACGAACTAAACCTTTGATCTGAATAGCATCTAACTCTTCTTTTTCAATATGCTCATCTGGGAACGTCTCTTTATCAGGATTATCACTAACAATTCTTAAACCGCCGTTAGTCTTTCTAAAGAGTCTTTTGATTCTCAGCTCTTTGTTAGCAACTAAAGCATAAACTTTATCGCTAACAACTTGATCAATTGTCTTAATGCGTAAATCAGCAAGAATGGCATCTGTATGGTTAATAGTAGGCTCCATGCTTCTACCATCACCTGTAATTATACCTGTGTCTTCATGGCTTAAAGAAAGGCCACATTTACGAAGAAAGCTTTCTTTAAATGCTAACCCGCCTTTAATTAATTCATCCTCATTTGTATAACCTAAACCACACGCGGCTTTGATGTCATACATAGGAATAATTACATAATCACCAGAGGCTTCAAGGTCTGAAGCAGGGCGAATTACACCATTCTCAATTTTACTTTTGCCAAATGGACTTGAATCATCAAGGGTGTCAAGAAAGTTAGCGTCTAGATTCAATTCTTTCTCGATCTGTCTAGCTTTCGCCTCACTAACACCACGAGAGCCCTTTTGGTCAGGTTCCATCAACATTTGGGAGAGATAAGTTTTGTCGATACCAACTGATACGGCAAAGTCCTCCTGACGGTCATAAATTTTGTCAGCGAGCAACTGGTCAATCAGCTTACGTAAGTTCTTACGACGTATTTCTTTAAGATTCATGGATACAAGATTCATAAGCCAACTAATTATCAAATGATAACAACAGACGATAAATTTTCCTAATTATCCTATTGCAAATAAAATTATCAAAAGATAAACTTATTTGATAAATTAATTATCAATTAGGTTTATCAATGGAAGTCTCAACTAAGTCTCTGGCTGAGTACCTTGATTCTTTACCAACAAAGGAAGCTAAAGAAGCCTTTGCAAAAAGATGTGGTTCTTCACTTGGCTATCTACGTTTGATTGTTAACAAAATCCGTAATTGTAGTGCCACGTTAGCTATCGATATAGATCGCGAAAGCAAAGGGAAAGTTCGTTGTGATGACCTTTGTCCTAATGCCGATTTTAACTACATCCGCAATCAACCTAAACCAAAGCGTTTTGCATAAACACATTATTCACGGATAGCAAATGTGCGTAAACGTGAAATTTATCAAGGATTCACATATGAGTGAAATTAATTTAAGTCGAGAAGCTCAAGCAGCTCTCTATAAAACTGTCCACCAGTCACCGGGTATTACGCCAACTGAAATTGCATCAATGTTGGGTGATTCACACAAAACTATTTTGAACTATGCAAATCCAAACATGGAAAACCATGTGCCTAGTCTTAAAAAAGTTGAAGCAATGATTAATTACACGCAAAACCCTGAATTAATCAAAGTGTGGGCTCATCAATTGGGTTATGTGTTGGTGCCAGTAGGATGTGACGGCGAAAAACATCATGAAATGTCGATTCTTGAGGCATTGCTTAAAAACAATATCGCTAATGGCTTGGCAAATCAGAAAGTTGCAGAAGTGTTAGAGGACAACATTGTTACGGCTCAGGAATATGAGGAAGCTCATTCTATTTTTCAAAAAATTATCGAAAGCGTAACAGCAGCAGATAAAGCGCTTCAAAAGATGGCTCAAAGCCGAATCCCTTTAGACCTAGAAAAGCAAAAAGCCTGATCGGCAAATCAGACTTTTTAGTGATTCATTTAATTTGGAAACCAGAATGAATACAAAAACAAATCTATCACAACATCCTTGCGAAAACAAATGCAGCAATTTTCAGGGTGAGCAGTGCAAGACCTGCCTTATTAGTGATTTGGGTGATGACCGTCACCTGCACAACCATATTTCTGCAAGCTGCCGTGTTTATTCAGAAGATGAGTTGAAGCACATCAACCGCGCTCATACAGCATTGGGAGAGGTGCCATGATAGAAAAACTAACTCTTAAAAATCTTGGAAAACATCAAGATCAATGGGCAACTATTTATATCGAGCCCAACAATACCTACAGCGAATGTGGTGGACGAATTATTGTGATACTTGAGGATTATGTTGGTACTGCATTTTTCAGTCACTGTGGAACAAATACTTTTCAAGAGTTCATTGCTAAAAGTAGTTCTGGCTACTTGATGAATAAATTATTCAATCAGAATAATCAAATTCCAGATTCTATTTTCATTGAAGATGGTGACGAAATTATTGAACTTATTGTACGAGAAAAGTACGAAGAAATAAAGCTAGCACGAGTATATGGCGATGAAACCTTATCTAAAGAAGCATTAAGAAATCTTCGTAACGCTTTGTCTGGTGAACAATTTGATACAGCAGGTGAGCTATATCGTCACTTAGATGGTGATGAGCAAGAAACAATGGATAGCTTGTTTGGTGAAGAGTGGGGATTTGATGGCTCGCTAAAAAAAGAAAATCCGAAATACATACACGTCAAATCGATGGTGGATTCAATCATTGCCGAGTTTAAGAAATTAAATGAGGTGATGGGATGAATAAGCCCCTTCAAAGCCCCTTCAAAGGAGATAAATAACCGTGCGTGATTATGGGAAAGTCTCTCCACACTTCTGGACTGGATCTACTGGCAAGAAATTACGCCAGAAACCAGATTCAATTGTGGTGGCTATGTACTTAATGACATGTCCACATGCAAACATGCTCGGCCTTTATTACATGCCCCTTTTATATGTTGCTCATGAAACTGGACTGGGCTTAGAAGGGGCTAAAGAGGGGCTTCGATGGGCATGTGAAGCGGGATTTTGTAGCTATGACGAAGTATCAGAAATGGTTTGGGTGCATGAGATGGCACGCTTCCAAGTTGCTGAGTCATTGAAGGCAACAGATAACCGTTGTAAAGGCATCCAAAAGGACTATGACTCATTACCTTCAAACCCTTATTTAGCAAGCTTTTTCGATAAATATGCAGAAGCTTTTTGCATGACAAATAAACGTGAAGGCAAGGGTGATTCAACACAACAAATTCAAGCCCCTTCAAAGCCCCTTCCAAGCCAAGAACAGGAACAGGAGAAGGAACAAGATAAATCTCTCTCTCAAGCGCCAGCGCAAAATTTTGAAGAGCCGGATGATTCTTGGAAACCAAACAAAGAGCACCTGAAAGCTATTTTGCAAAAATCAAAATACTCGCAGCGTGTTGAAGAAATCTTGTCTATGGACGATTACGAATTTCATTTGAGTAACTTCAATGCTCATCACGAAAGTTCACGTTTTCTCACTGACAATCAAAAACACAGCAAGTTTGCTCAATGGTTATTTGAAAAGTTCGAAAAACTAGAAACTCAAAAAGCCAAGCAAGCAAGACCAACAAATCAAGCTCAACCACAAGGCAGCGTAAATCAGGCTTTTGATGAACAACAGCCAAACTACGATGAAAACGTGCAGCCTGTGAAATTGGGAGGTAATTTTGTATGAACGCAATGACAAACTTTAGTTATCAATTTCCGAAAGCGGAAAGCGTATGTGAAAACCACAAACAACAAAAAGTTCGTATGGGTGGTCATGAAATTTGTCCTGCTTGTGCTGCTGAATACACGAAGCAACAGAATGAAAAATATGACCGTGAAGTGAATCGCCGTGCATTCAAGGCCCATATGTCTACTGGAATGCTTCCTGAACGACATCAAAATTCAGGCTTTGCTAATTACAAATGTGAATTACCTGGTCAAACAGTTGCGTTTAACAAATGCGTGGAATACGCAGATCGAATCATGAAGAACCAAGTAACCAATCTGGTAATGGTTGGTAAAACTGGAACAGGCAAAACTCATTTGGCATGTGCCACAGCGCGTACGCTGCTTAAAAACGGTAAAAAAGCCCGTTACATCACAAGTGAAGAAATTGCACAACGCATTATGCAAGCTTGGGATAAAGACACGAAAGACATGTCTGAAAAGTCCGTTATTTATGACTTTGCACAATATGACCTTCTCATTGTTGATGAGTATGGTTTGCATGACCGAGATAAGCGTAAAGAACTTGTGCACAAGGTTTTATATGCACGTTATGACGCTGGTAAACCAACTATGTTGATTTCAAACATGGCTTTACAAGATACCACTGACCGTTTTGGCAAAGTAATACATGGCCTTATTTCTGATTTAGGTGATCGTTTATGGTCCCGTTTCCAACATGGTGGCTTAACTCAAGTTGAGTGTGTTTGGGCAGATGCGCGTACAGGTGGTCAAGCATGAATGCAAAGTTAGATTTCGTTAAACGCGATTATTCATTGTCTTATTCAAATGTCGCTCTTAAATCAAGCAAGCGCGAAGAACTTGAAGATGAGGTTGCAAAATGGCTTGCTCAGGGTAATGAAATAAAACCTTTTGAGAAAAAAGATCAAAACCAGATCCGCCTTAAACATGGTACAGACGGCGCTTATAAAAAAATGGGTTGTCGCTGTAAAACGTGTGTTGTCTGGGCTCGTTCAACTGGGATTCTTTTAACTGAGCCGAAAAAGGAAAAAGTAAAAGTTGTGCCAGAGCAATCTGCATTCGCAAAGCTTCAGCAAAAATTCATGCAAGTTTTCGTAGAAGAATATGGTCAATCATGGGATTTCTTAGCAGAAAGATCAGGTTATGCAATCACTGCATATCAGTTGCGCCGTATCTATGAAGGTCAATCTGAGGCAACAGTTCTTGATTGGAACATTCTTAAAAATACTCTCAATTTTTTGGATGTCCATGTATGAAAAACCGTATTAAACAGCGCCAACGTCAGAACCGGAGTATTAGAGCAATGCAGAATAAAAAACAGAACTTGGAAGTTGGTCAACGTGTTTATGTGGACTTCCTTTCTTCAAATAGAGTTGAAACGGATGGGACACGTATTAGCGGTTTTGGTGTGTTAGATCGAGTAGAGCCGGACGGTTTCGTTTGTGGTCGCTTAGACATAGGCCAGCCGTTTGGTTGCCCAAGTGAATATGTAAAGCTGCAATCGGAGGTAGTTGGTGTTGATTTAGGTGAAGAGCAACCTAAGGCTGAATTTGCAACTGGTGATTTTGTTGTTCTTATAGATGAAGGAACTCAAGACTGGTTGTGTCAAGTTGTTGAACATAAATACTCTATTGACACATACAGGGTAAAGATTTTGGCAATTGGCCAATGTGGACCATTGTTCAAAAAAGCAATGCGGCATGCGACTCCTGAAGAAATCGCAGCAGGCCACCGAATTGGTGAGTTGAAGAGTGGAATACGAAGACAAGATTTTGAAGAAACATTAAAAGCATCCGCAAGTTATCAGAAACTTGTTTTCATGCATGGTGAAAAGCTCTTTATCTTTGATGAAGGTATGTACAAGATCGCTTCTGTGCAGTTGGCATGGGAAATCTATTGTGAGCAGCAAGAAGTAATTATTGATTTGCAAGGTACTGTAAAGGAGTATAGCGTCTGGATAAATGATCTAAAACATGAACGTGGTTTCTTGCAACAAGTCTGTGCCCAACGTGCTGACACGATTGGAGATCTAGAAAAGGTTTTTGAAAAAACAATTGAGTTGGTTGATCTTGAAATTGAAACGGTCGAGCGAAGCCGAAATAATGCGGTTGATATGCAAGAACGAAATTATTCAGCAGCAATGCTTTATTTTCTCAGACCAATCCGAAGACAGCTAGATAAATATTTCAATTTAAAGATGCAGGCAATTAAAAAAGATAGCGAAGAATATTTAGAACATAAAGAAGCTATTGATAAATCAGTTCCAGCTGCAATTCTCGAAGCTACAGAAAAACGCCGAGGTGATAAATGCTAAAACCAAAGTGGGGCGGTTACCGCCCACCTGTTTTAAAAACCGAAAGTGGCAAGAAAAGAATTAATAAAGATCCTGCACCAAAACTACCTGCTTATTTAATTAAAGGTAAAACTTATGAATGTTTTGGGGGTGAGTTGCTTAATTGCAGTCTTAATATCATCCCGCCGTCAGTTAATAACTATTGGCTAGATTCTGGTAAAGCTCAAAAACGCTTAAGCAAACGTGCATACCATTTTATTGAAGTAATGAAACGATTTGTTCAACCGCTTCAATATATGGGTGATGTACAAGTAGTTATCGATTACCACATGCCAGATAAAAAAGTACGTGACATTGATAATATTTTAAAACCCTGCCTTGATGCCCTTACTAAGTGTGGGCTCATAGGTGATGACTCTCAAGTTAAAAGCCTTTTAGTAAATGCTCGTCCAATTGTGGCGGGTGGTCAAATTGATATTCAAGTAAGAAAACATAACACAGGGGCTTAACAAATATGAATGCAACTACAGCAAGTCAAGGTCGTAAACATTTTACAGTTGCTATTGATTGGAATGCTCATCCAATTGAATGGCATTTAGAGCAATACGGTTCATGGTTATTATTAGATGGTAATTATGAAACTTATTTAGGATCGCGTGGCATCCTTGGTCATGTCATTGATGCTGAAAATGGTATACAAGTTGACCGCCGTTTTAGAGCGCCACCACGCTGTAAGATTGATGTATTCCATGCAATGGCAGTAGAGGATCTTTTAAGCCATATGATGCAAACCGAAAATGAGAAGGTTAAGCATTGGATTAAATGCGTGGTCATTTATCATGTTGATTTCAAGAAAGAGGATGAAATTGCTAAAAAGCTTGGTGTATCTGAATATTCAGTACAGCGTGACAAGATGCTCGGTTTAGTGCGTATAGCATCACGTTTTAAAATCCCAAGTAGATTGATGGGTTGAAGTTGACAAGCCAGACTGCATTCTTGTAATTTTGTGATAAGCTGGACGAAGTTATGGTCATTCAGCAAAGTTTAATTAGAAGCTCACTTAATCGTGGGCTTTTTGCATTCTGGAGCAATAGAAATCTTAAAACCCATTATCTAAAGTTTGCTGATTAGCTATAGACTGTTTAAGCAAGCACGTCTAGGCACCACGAAAGAGTGCACAACCCATGCAGTTCATCGCGCATGGATGGGATATGCAGGAAATACATACCAGATTGGGAGTGATGCCCCGCCCTAAATCGAGATGATGAAAGCTGAAACGTAAAATACTGTGCCCATCCAGTGGTTTTATAAAGTAGGTGAGTAGCGGTAGGCTACAGTACTGTTATAAAGCTGTGGCAATTAATTCTGGAGGTCACAAGCTCCGAATCAAAGAATGCAGAAAGTGTGGAAGGATAAAAAATTTGCTATAGCGAACAAATACTTAGCTTAAATTTTGGTGTTGAAATTATAACCATAATACTTCATGATAAAAGTTGAAACTTTAGGATCAATGAGGAAAAACTATGGCTTTTTTATCAATTCAAACAATCAATATGCAAAACGATTTAGATGGGCATGCATTTGAGGCTAATAAGAAAATTAACTCAAACCTTATGCAGTTGAGTAATGAAATTAAATTGCTCCCAGAAAGCATTGCTGACCTTGGTGGTGAAAAACTTTCTATATTGAAATATTTGAGCCAAATAAATGAAACTATCTACAAAAATAGTTTGTTATTGGGTTTTGATTATCCTAAATATGCAGAGGATATAACATTTGCCTTTAATACTCTTGAGAAAGTATATGAACCAATAAATAAATACTTTATTTCTATAGTGAAATAAGAGAATAACACAGCCTCCTTCGGGAGGTTTTTGTTAGCCGGACGGATTACGGCATATATGGCCCCGCTGAATACTAGTTATTAGCGGGGCTTTTCTTTTTCTGGAGTATGTCTATGGCTGACAAATCAGAAGTTAAAAAGGATCTAGATTTTTGTTCGTGCGAGCTTGAGAAATATCAAAACCTTTCACGCACTGGTCTATCTCGTGATGAGCTAATCACTATTGATTCAATAATCGTTCGTTTAAAAGGGCGTATTAATAATTTGAGGACCCTTAACGAGGGAGAGCCAAAACGTGGATGACAATCAAGCACTACAAGAACTGGTCCTTAATCTTGTTAATCAAAGTAACAAGTTAATCGAACAGAACAATCAACTTATAGAACAGAACACACTAATCGTTCAAATCAATGCAGAACAATCTGCTCAGTTAAGTGAAGTCTTGGCAATGTTTGAAGATGGTGAGCCAACCAACAAATCTAAGTCACTAGATGGATAAAGTATGGCTAGACCTTGCCGAGAGTTTCGCTGCCCTAATGTAGTAACTTCACCAAGTCAGAAAGGTTTTTGTGATGAACATGCAGACAAGCGTAGCAACTGGAATAAACGTCAAGACCGTACTGGGTCAACAACAGAACGTGGCTATGGTCATGCTTGGCGCAAGCTGCGTGCATCTATCCTTGAGCGTGATGATTACCTATGTTTGCTTTGCAAAGCGAATGGTCATGTAACAGAAGCTACCGATGTGGATCACATTATTCCACGTGAACACGGGGGAACAGATGATCCCAGTAATTTACAGTCGCTTTGTTCGCCGTGTCATAAAGAGAAGACAGCTAAACAGGATAGTAAATCATGAAATGTATAACTATTGAACATTCAGTTGATGCATATGAAGTTAAAGAATTACTGGAATCGGCTAAAAGTAATTGGTCTGGTCTACCAAAATGGTTTAAAGCAAAACATCAACAAGACAAGATATTCATTGGTGCAAACAAGCTTCAAGTAGAAACTGAAGATTACAATGAAGAAGCTAACATCGGTGACATGGTGTTCTTAAAGCCTAATGGACATCTTGCAGTTATGTCTAAAGATAAGTTCTTCACTCTTTATAAGGACATCGTATGTGCATGAGTTCAAAGCTTATCTATATAAAGGATTTAGATAAAGATGCTGGGGTGCACTTTGATCCGCAGGGTGTTGAAGCCGCGGTTATAAGTTGGAATGGTAAGAAAGATTATAGCCAATATATTTACGATGTTTGCTTGTATATGCGTAGTGGCAACATGATTCACTGTGTAGTGAATGATGATGGCAAAAAGAAGATTCTCGAAAATATTAATTAATGCATTAAAATAGTGCAAAAAATCGCCGTGAGGGGTAGGGGGAGGGTAAAAAGTTCAGGCTTTTTACCTAAATGACCGCCCCCCTAGTCACATTTTTACGGACGCGAAATTAAAAATTTAGTGGGTTGACAAAATGAGCGGAGTTGCAGCAATACCCGGTCGAGGCCGTAGACCAAAAGCAGTAGAGACAAAAAGAGCAAATGGGAACCCGGGTAAACGGCCACTTAATAATAATGTTCCTGAATTTACTGAAGTAACAAATATCGATGTACCTGAATACATGGCTGAACTGCAATTTGCATCAATGATTTGGAAATCGATTATTCCTGAACTTTTAAAAAATAAAATTCTACGCATCACTGATATGCATAACGTGGAAGGCTTTTGTCTTGCTTATGAAAACTGGCGAAAAGCCCAAATTGAAGTTGCTAAGCATGGAATTGTGGTGGCGGGTTCTCAAGGTGGTCCTGTAAAAAATCCTGCATTAACAGCTATGAATGAGGCATCCCGCCAAATGGCAATGTTTGGTTCGCTATTAGGTTTAGATCCCGCTTCACGTAACCGATTAACGGGCGGCGGTAAAAAGAATAAAGGGAATTCATTTACTGGGGTGCTTGAAATGTGATGTGAGGATATGAATGGCTGCTTTATACCCAAATGTTGACGCTGCCAACAAATGGGCTAAGGCAGTTGTATCTGACAAAATACCCGCTTGCAAATGGGTGAAATTAGCCTGCCAACGTCATTTAGATGACTTAAAAAAAAGTAAAACCAAAGATTTCCCATATAAATTTGAGCCTAAATTAGCTGAAAAAAAGATTCTTTTTGTTGAATTACTACCACATACAAAAGGTGAGTGGGCACTCAAACGACTCAAAATCACATTAGAGGATTGGCAGAAGTTTGGAATTGCCTGCACTTTTGGTTGGGTAAGAAAAAAAGATGGTTATCGCCGGTTTAGAGAAAGTTATTGGGAAGTACCACGTAAAAATGGCAAGTCGGCTATTGCAGCTGGTGTTGCTCTCAATATGTTTTGTAATGATGGTGAGTTTGGTTCGGAAGTTTATTCGGGGGCCACTACTGAGAAACAAGCTTGGGAAGTGTTCAAGCCTGCTCGACTCATGGCATTACGGTCACCTGACTTAATTGAAGCTGCAGGGATTTTAGTTAATGCTGCAAGTTTAGAAATTCCAACAGATGGTTCTATTTTTGAACCACTAATTGGTGATCCACCAGATGGACAATCACCTCATTGTGCAATTGTTGATGAATACCATGAGCATTCAGATTCTAGACTTTATGACACAATGCAAACGGGGATGGGTGCACGCCGTCAACCGTTAATTTTTACAATTACAACTGCTGGTTTCAATATCGAAGGTCCTTGCTATGACTTGCGTATTCGTGTGCAAGAAATGTTGCTTGGTTCCATGCCAGATGACGAGTTATTTGGCTGGATATGGACCATTGATGAAGGTGATGATTGGACTGATCCAAAGGTTTTGCAGAAAGCAAATCCTAATTTTAATGTGTCAGTTTATGGTGATTACCTTGAATCACAGCAAAAGAAAGCGATTCAAAATGCTTCTAGACAAAATACATTTAAAACTAAACATTTAAATGTATGGGTTTCTGCAAAAACTGCCTTTTTTAATATGGAAAAATGGGCAAAATGTGCAGATAAAACACTGAAATTTGAAGATTTTAAAGCAACGCCATGTTTAATGAATGTCGATCTGTCATCAAAAATCGATATAGCAGCACGTATTAACTTGTTTTATAGAGTTGGTGAAGATGGAAAAATTCATTATTACTGTGTTGCACCACATTTCTATTTACCTGAAGACACGATCTATAACGGTGAAGAAAAGCAAGTAATTAAGCTTTATCAAAAGTGGTTAAACATGGGTTTACTTGAAGCTCATGACGGTTTTGAAAATGACCTGAATTTAATTGCGAGTGATTTAATTTCAGATGCTCAGCATGTTTCTTTAACTGAAGTTCCCTATGACGAATGGGGTGGATTTCAGATCGCTAAAACGGTGGATGATGCAGGTTATACCTCCATCAAAATGCCCAAAACTACAAAAACTTTCTCACCTGCTATGAAAGAACTCGAAGCGGCCATTTTGTCTGGCCGTTTTCATCATGATGGCAATCCGATTCTTACATGGATGGTGGGGAATGTGGTTTCTAAAACAGGGAAAAACGATTCAGAATTTCCTGATAAAGAGAAAAAGTTCAAGAAAATTGATGGTGCTGTAGCACTGTTAATGGGTATTAGTCGTGTCTTGGCATTAACCAGTACACCTGAGCAGGAAGATCTTTCGAAGCATATCGAAAAACATGGGGTTAGAAGATTGTAATGAGTGTTTTAACAAAAATTGGGGAGCTGATGGGATTTAAGTCAGCTCCCCAAATCATTTCTAGTCCTGATGATTTAGCTCGCATTTTTGGTGCTGAGTATGTTTCAGGAAGTGGGCAACCAGTGACGCCATTGAGAGCTATGCAACTGGCTATCGTATTTTCTTGTGTACGTGTGCTATCTGAATCAATGGGAATGTTGCCTTGTCGTCTATATAAGCAAACAGGAAAAACTAAAGAGCCAGCAATTAATCACAAACTAAATGAATTGCTGACGGTAGCACCTAATGACTACATGACACCTCAAGAGTTTTGGGAATTGCTCATGGTGTGTTTATGTCTTCGTGGCAATTTTTATGCTTATAAAGTTTATGCATTAGGCCAAGTAGTTGAACTATTACCTATTGACCCATCCTCAGTTACACCAAAATTAAATGATAACTGGGAAGTTGAATATCAAGTGAACTTCAAAAAAGGTGGAATTAAAACCTTATCGCAAAAGGAAATTTGGCATGTCCGTTTATTCACACTTGATGGATTAAATGGGCTAAATCCAATTGCATTTGCGAGAAAAAGTATTGCTCTTGGGTTAGATACTGAAGAACACGGTTCAAAGCTATTTAAAAATGGGGCCGTAACTTCTGGTGTTTTAGAAACAGAAGCTTCACTAACAGATGCAGCTTTTAACCGTCTAAAAACTGAGTTTGCTGAAAGTTATACAGGCTTAGCAAACACTTATAAACCAATGATTCTAGAGCAGGGTCTTAAGTGGAAGCCAACAGCTTTAAACCTTGAAGACTCACAATTTCTAGAAACGCGAGAATATCAAAAGGCCGAGATTTGCGGCCTTTTTCGTGTCCCGCCTCATCTTGTGGCAGCAATGGACAAAATGACTTTGAACAATATCGAACATATGGGCATGTCGTTTGTGAATTATTCACTTGTACCGTACATGACTCGTATCGAATCACGAATCAAAGTCGGGTTGCTTAACGAAGAAGACCGAAAAACACATTATGCAAAGTTCAATGCTGGTGCCTTACTACGTGGTGATTTGAAAACCCGATATGAAGCTTATGGAAAAGGCATTCAATGGGGGTTCTTAAGCCCAAATGATTGTCGTGAATTAGAAGATCTAAACCCGCGTGAAGGTGGAGATATTTATCTAACACCTATGAATATGACAACTAAGCCTGAAGAAGGGGGAAAAGATGGAAGTCAAGTATCTTAACGTTCCATTGAAAATTAAAAGTGTCTCAGATTCAGGTGAGTTTGAGGGGTATGCATCTGTATTTGGTGTTGTAGATAGTTACAGCGATGTTGTTATGCCGGGGGCTTTTCAAAAAACTTTAGAGGAATGGTCAACACGCAAAGACCTACCATCTGTTTTGTGGCAACACAAAATGTCTGAACCAATCGGCCCATTTACAGAAATGAAAGAAGACGACCATGGTTTATTTGTACGAGGTCGTTTGCTTATTGATGATGATCCTTTAGCAAAACGTGCTCATGCTCATATGAAAGCAGGAAGCGTAAAGGGTATGTCGATCGGCTACATCTTAAAAGATTGGGAATATGACCAAGCCAAAGGCGTATTTCTACTTAAAGAAATTGATTTGTGGGAAGTGTCAATTGTGACAATGCCTGCAAATACAGAAGCGAAGATTACCGAAGTTAAAACTGCACTTCGTAAAGGTGAGATTCCACCACCTTCTAGCGTTGAGAAAGCATTACGCGATGTAATGGGACTTTCTCAGAAACAAGCCAAAGCATTTATGTCTAAAGGCTACAGTGCACTTAATCAGCGAGATGTTGATTCTGAAGATGACGCGCTTCAATCACTTAAAGACTTAAAAACCATTTTTATTGAAGGTGCATAAACATGCCTATTGAAAAGAAAGACATCGAAGAAGTTGCTGCTGACCTAAAAGGTACTTTTGAAGACTTCAAAAAGAAGAATGACAAAGAGCTAGAAGGTATTAAAGCTGAAAAAGGCAAATTGTCTGAAGAAGTTGATAAGATCAACGAAAAATTAGGTGATCTTGATAAACTTAAAACAGAGCTTGAAAAAGAGCTAAAAGAAGCAAAACGACCAGGTGCAACTGATGGCAAAGAAGTCGGTGAACACAAATCTGCATTTTATCAGTTCTTGCGAAAAGGGATTGATGATGGACTTTCTGAATTAGAAATTAAGGCAGTTCAGACAACTACTAACCAAGATGGTGGTTATGCAGTACCTGAAGAACTTGACCGCACATTGCTTGAGTTGCTCAAAGATGAAAGCCCAATGCGTGCTGTGTGTTCTCAAATGACAATTGGAACGCCTGACTATAAAAAACTCGTAAATCTTGGTGGTGCTGGTTCTGGTTGGGTAGGTGAAATAGACAACCGCCCAGCAACAGGTACACCAACCCTTGCGCAAATTCAAGCATATATGGGCGAGATTTATGCTAACCCTCAAGCCACTCAAACTTCACTAGATGATGTGTTTTTTGATGTTGAAAACTGGATCTCAACAGAAGTTGCCCAAGAGTTTGCTGAAAAAGAAGGTCAAGCTTTCCTATTAGGGGATGGTGATAAAAAACCTAAAGGTATTTTGGCTTATGCGATGGCAACCACGAATGATAAAACTCGTGTATTCGGAACGTTACAGCAAATTAAGTCGGGCCAAGCAGGTAATTTCACAGGTGATAATCTTATTGATTTGATTTACTCACTTAAGAAAGGTTATCGCAATGGTGCGCTCTTTATGATGACTAATCTTACACAGTCAAAAGTGCGTAAATTTAAAGACTCAGAAGGTAACTATATTTGGCAACCGGGTTTGCAGCTTGGTCAACCTTCTACCTTATTGGGTTATGGCATTGAAGAAAATGAAGATATGCCAGAATCTGAAGCAGATGCTAATGCAGTGTTATTTGGTAACTTTAAACGTGGTTACTTAATTACAGATCGCATGGGAACACGTGTATTACGTGACCCGTACACCAACAAACCATATGTAGGTTTTTATACGACAAAACGTACTGGTGGTATGTTGACTGATAGTAATGCTATTAAGGTCCTAACCTTAGCAGCTTAAAAGCAACTATAAAGCCCCTTAAAAGGGGCTTTCTTTATCTTGGAGATAAATATGCCACCAATTATTATTGTTGATTCGACTTTTAAAATAGCAAAAAACAATGGCAACACTATTGTTGAATATGAACCGGGTGAACATGACGTTGAAGAGCGAACAGCATTAGTTGCTGTAGAGCAACTGGGTGTAGCAACGTATAAAGATGTTGACCAAAGTCAAAAAGCACAAAACACTGATGCACAGCAAGATGCACAGCAAGATGCACAGCAAGATGCACAGCAAGATGCACAGCAAGATGCACAGCAAGATGCACAGCAAGATGCACAGCAAGATGCACAGCAAGATGCACAGCAAGAGCCAGTAAAACCAAGCAAGCCAAAATCTAGTAAAGGTAAATCTAATGGCGATTCTGACATTGGAACAGGTCAAAGCGAGACTTAAAATTGACCATGATGATGAAGATGCTGACTTACAATTAATGATTGAGTCAGCATTAAGTGCTTTTGAAGAAGTAACTAATCGGAAGCTTTACGAAATTGGGCAAGTTATACCAGAAGATGTCTTGAATGGAATTCATGCAACCCCCGCTATCGTAAATGGTGCGATTAGCTTAATTGGTTATTGGCATGAAAACCCTGAAACGATGGGAAATAGTCAAGACATTCCTAAGTCTACAACGTGGGCATGGAATCGACATCGATTTATAAATGTGGGGTGATTTGTGAAAATTGGCAAATTAAAGCACCGCATAACCATTCAAAAATCCAAAAGCACTCAAGACCCAGTTTCTGGAAAATTAATCCTTATATGGTCAAATTTCACAACGGTTTGGGCGGAAGTTACTGACTTATCAACCCGTGATGTTATTGCGGCCAAAGCAGCAAACAGCACAATACAAGCCCGTGCAAGAGTGCGTTTTAGCAGCACTACCAAGCAGATCGATAGCACCATGCGAGTTCTGTTTGATGGTTATTTTTATAAGATCGATGGCAACCCAATGCGTGATCCAGACTCACGCCGTGAATATCTAACAATCAATCTTGCAACTGGTGATAAAGCATGGAATGGGTGATTTATGACAACACAAATTCATGGTTTAGAGCCTGCTTTGCGAAAAATGCAGGCCATCGGTAATGAAAAGACTGTAAAGCGTATTGCTCGTAAAGCCATGCGTCAAGCAATGAACATTGTGAGAGATAAGGCTCGTGAAAAAGTTAAACGCCTAGATGACCCGACAACACCCGAAAAGATCTGGAAAGAAATTGTCGTTCAAAATGGCCGAAGTAGAAATAAAAACTCTTTGGTAATGCGTGTCGGTGTGCGTGGTGGTGCTCAAGTGCCTTATACAAATAACGCACACAACCGCAGATCTGGCCGCGTTGGAAAAACTTATCAAGCTGATGGTCGTGTTTATTACTGGCGGTTTCTTGAACTTGGTACAAGCCGTCAGCCTGCAACGCCATTTTTGCGGCCTGCCTTATATGAAAGTATTGAACAGGTTACTGAAAGATTTGTTCAGGTTTTTAATTTTGAACTAAGTGTAGTTTTGGGTGCAGCTTAATGATTGATATTCCAATTTTCAAATTAGCAAGAGCAGATCCAAATGTAAGGGCATTACTTGAAAGCAATAATATCTTACGCGTTTGGAAATTTGGACATGCTCCAGATGAGCCAGAAACGCCATATGTAACGTGGCAAACGATTGCTGGTGATTCAAATAGTAGCCTTGATAGTCGTCCTGTTTCGGACAGAGTAATTATTCAAATTGATGTCTACGCAACAGATGAAGATGTAGTTGAACAAGTTGCAAAAGCAATTCGCTATGCAATTGAACTTGATTGTTATGTAGTTCGTTACGGTGAGGCAGATAAGGACCCAGTTACAAACATGCCACACTATTCTTTTGATGTTAGCTGGATCGTAAACCGCTAAAAAATACAAAACTATTTTTCACTTAGCACCCAATCGGGTGCTTTTTTTATGCCTAAAAGGAGCGCTCTTAATGGCTAATGTTAAAACTCAAGGTACACAGTTATTTACTGTAATTGATGGACAAGTTGTTCGCTTTGTCTGCACAAAAAAGATTAGCTTTGGTCAAGACTCATTTGGGAAAATCGATGTTACTTGCCTAGATGCTGAAACCAAAGAATACATGCGCGGTATGCGTGATCCGGGTGAAGGTGCAATTGATATTGATTATGATGATACAAATATAAGTCATGACAAGCTTGCAGATATTGCAGAAGCAGGCGAAAAGCTTGATTGGTATGTTGGTTCTGGCCACTCAAAAACACCTCCAACTTACGATGCAACAACAGGTATTGATCTGCCAGAGGATCGCATGTGGTGGTTATTTAAAGGTTATTTAAATGATGCAGCGCCAAATGATATCGAAGTAGATGCAGCACTTGGGTATTCTTACACCCTTGTACGTACTTCTAAAGTAACTCGTACTAAACGCACGGTGACTCCATAATGGCTAAGATTTCAACTACAGCACTGAAGAAAAGCATTACTACTTTAAATGCTCCAATTTTAAAAACAGTTAAGTGGCTGGTTGAGGTGACTGAATGCAATATCAAGTCACTTAAAGAGCTTACTGGAAATCCAAAACTTGAACTTGGGCAAATTGAAGAGCTTGAAGCTGATGTTTTTGTAAAAAAATTGAACTTTAAAGAAAGCCGAGAAGTTTCAAAAGCGATTGAGTGGGATGTCAATTATCAAGATTTAGAAGCTTCAAAAGTCAAGACGATTGATTCCACTCAAATGCAAGCCGCTCAGTTGCTTGGCTCTATTTGTTCAGACCAAAAGGGTACGCCATTTTTCGCCAATGTGAATGACATTTACAAGGCCGAGCCTAGTTTAGTCAATGCTCTATTTGCGGCATCTGATGAAATTAATAATTTTCTGGGAAAGTCGCGGAAGAAGAACTTGACGACAGAGAACTCCTCATTGAACTCGTCCTCAACGGAATCGGCGGAAACACCTTAGAAGAAGCTGAACAGAAACTTTCACATAGAGAGTTAATGTATTGGAGGGCCTACCGTCAAAAGTATGGCTCTCTTTTCTTTGGTCGCCGGTTAGAGCAAAGCTTTGGTAGCTGGATGGCTCTCTATACAGGCTTTAAAGTAAAAGAGGGCACTAAAGTTGATCCTTATGTTTATATGCCTCATGAGCAACCACCAGAAGACAACTCGCTATCTTTAATTGATTACCTAGAAAAAATAGCCAGCGATTAACCTGTATAAATATGGGTTATGTGACATTCACACACCGTTTTGTTAAATTGATTAAAATTTAAAAAACGGTGTGTTTATGAACAAATTTATTATATTTTTTTCCATAGCTATGGGATTGATAGGTTGTAGTAAAATAGATAAAAATGAAAGTTCTACAAATTCAATAAATAGTGAAAAAAGAACTGAAAACGGTTGGGAAGTTATAATCAACAAAGATGAAATGCGTCAACAAGAAAAAAAATGGTTAGCCGTTAGATCAGAAAACAATGCAGATTTACAATTTCCTTATGATGGTGAAAATCACCTCCAATTAGACATATTAGATTCAAAAACAAATGAGCCAAGAATTTTTTTTACTATAGATAAAGGTCAATATGATTGTGGCCGTTATGGTTGTGATGCTTACATTAAATTTGGAGCTAATCCAGTTCAACACATAGATTTATCAATCTATGACGTTCAAGGAACAGATGGAAAGATACTTGCATTTCATGGGAATACTGCTGCATTTGTAACAAACATTAGGAAATTTAATTCAATTATTATTGAAATTCCTTTTTATAGAAATGGAACAAGACAATTTAAATTTAACACTGCTGGTTTTACAGAGGCCGAGAGCAAACTTTAAACCAGAAAAATGTAATGAACCGCCGAAAGGCGGTTTTTTATTGCCCGGAGAAAAGATATGGCGACAAATTCACTTGGCAGATTAACGCTAGATTTGGTTGTTCAAACAGCTAGTTTCACAGAGCCATTAAGTAAGGCAGAGCGCCAAGCCCGTACATCAAGCCAAGGAATTGCCAATTCTTTAAATATTGCTGCTATTGCAGTCAGTGCATTGGGCGGTGCTATTGCTGGGCTTTCAATTGCAAACCTTGTCAGTTATAGCGAAAAAGTAATCCAGACAGGTAGTGATATTCAACGCTTTTCAAAGCTTGCGAATGCTTCTGTAAAGGACTTTCAATATTTTGCAAAAGGTGCAGAGTCTGCTGGTATATCTATGGAGTCCTTTGCGGACAAAATGAAGGATATGCAAGACCGAATTGGGGACTTTCAGCAAACTGGTGGCGGTCCTCTAGCTGACTTTTTTGAAAATATTGCGCCACGTGTTGGCGTAACAATTCAACAGTTTCAAAAGCTATCTGGACCAGATGCACTACAGCTATTTTACAACTCTTTAGAAAAAGCGGGTGCATCTACAAATGATATGAAATTCTATATGGAGGCAATCATCTCTGATTCCTCTTTGTTGATTCCTCTTTTAGAAAATGGTGGGCAAGGCTTTAAAGAATATGGTGAGGCAGCTAAGAAAGCTGGCGCAATCATGAATGATGAACTTGCAGCAAACCTTGCTGAAGCTAAAAAGCAAATAATGTTGATGGACCTACAGTGGCAAGGTCTTGAATATCGAATGATTAACAATGTTGTGCCAGCTGTAAAAATGGTCGTTGATAATTGGTCAGAGATTAAAGCTGTGACAATTGCCGTTGCTGCTGGGATCGCTGCTAGATTTGTACCAGCTTTGGTTGTTGCAACTTATCAACTTGGTCAAACTGCAGTTTTTGCGTTACGCGCACAAGTTGGATTATTTAGCTTTGCTAGAACTGCTGGAGCAACTACTGGGGTTTTGGCGTTACTTGGCGGTCCAGCAGGATTAGGCATGTTAGCAGCTCAGTTAGTCGTGGCTGGTGGCGCATATTATCTAATGACTCAACAGACTAAGGATGCTACAGAGGCTCTTAGCGACCAAGGGTTTACAGTTGATGAGTTAAAGGAAAAATATAAAAAGCTAAATGCAGAACAGTTAAAAATTAAATCGCTTGATGTTGCAGATGAAATAACTAAGCAAAATAAGATTATTTCAGATACTTTTGCGCAACTTGATCGCCGTGTTTATAACATTCTTACTGGTGCGGGAACTGAGAAACAAGCTGGCGCATTACAGCAATATATTGATGACCTTAAAGCTGGTGGTGATCGTGCCGCTCAAGCTTTAAATGTGCTTTCTGCAACAAATGTTTTTAGTGATTCTCAATTGAGAAGTATTGCCGACTTTGGTTTAAAGATTAAAGGTGCCACTGATGAAATTCAAAGACAGAAAGACATTCAATCCATAGTTAAAAATGTGACTGATGAGACAACTAAGTCTCAACAAGCTCAAGCAAAAGCTTTAGGTGCAACAAAGGATGCTTACAAGGACCTAACCAAAGCACAAAAAGATTATATCTCCCAAGCAAAACAGGATGCGTTAAGAGACAAATACATAAAAGATCTAGTTGGCAAGGGGTTTACTACTGATAAAGCCACGGCATTTGCTGAAGCACAAGCGAACTCAAATGGGCCAAATGCTTATAAAATCCCTCTAAATGATTTAGTACGTAAGGCCGCTGAAAATAATTTCAATCGAAAAAACTATGCGTTCAGTAAAGATGATTTAGCTGCAATTGCTAGGGCGCAGGGTATTGCTAAAGCTAACAACTTTGCAAAGATTGAATCCTTATACGGGTTGCCTGCTGGATCCTTAGCGGCTCTTATTCTGCAAGAATCTGGAGCGAACGCATCTGCAAAAAGCCCAACTGGTGCAACCGGTCTATTCCAAACAACCAGTGTATTTCGAAAGCAATATGGACTTAATGCAAAAAGTTCAACTGAAGAAATAGCGACAGCAGCGGCTAAAGATTTGCAAAAGCATTATCTAGAATTTGGCGATCGTGCAACAGCACTTATGGCTTACAATGCTGGTGCTGGAGGGGTAAGGTCATACCAAAAAGGCGGTCTTTCTGCAAAAAAACGCAAAGAAGTAGCAGGCTATGTGCCAGGTTTTCAGAAATGGTTTGCAGGCGTTAATGGCAAGTCTACAGTAGACAATTCAATTTTAATGCCTACACAAGCTGATCAACTTGAAGCGATTAACAAAGCTGCTGAATCTCAAAAACTTATTGATGATGCAAAAAAAGAAGTTGATGCGCGTTATTACACCGAGGCGCAGCGACTTGCAAAAGAGCATAAAGATAATGTTGAAAAGATTAACTTGGCATACGCTGGAACGCCCCAGTTAAAAGAAAAACTTGCTCAAGAGGATGCTTTATATGCTGCTCAGATTGCAAAACTTGAGTCTGATAAAAAGGAAGAGTACAACCAATACTTTACTTTTGAAACTGATCGAATCAAACAGATTGAACAAAACTATGATCGACAAAAAGACTTAATTGACTCGAATGCCGAGTATGAGTATGGGAAATCGAAAAAAGCTTTAGAAATTAAAGCGGCACTTGATAGACAGAAGCAGAAGGAAATTGAGTGGGAAAAACTTGAGCAACAGCAACGCTTAAATGATGCCAGTTCATTCTTAAATACTGAGCTTCAAAATATGAGAATTCGTTTCGCGTATGAACGCGAACAGATTTTGCGTAATTCTGAAATTTCCAAAGAAGAGCAAAAGCAACGAATTGAATTAAAAAAAGCTGAGGAACAATTAAGTTTAATTGATAAAGCATCACAAGCAAGCATTGCTTGGGATAGTACCAATGCAACTTTGAATGGTTCAAGTGATGTTTACCAGCTTGAACAACAACGACTAGGGCAAAATGCACAATCCCTTGCTTTAGCAAATGCTCAGGAGGCTCTTGCTCAATCCGCAGCAGAACAAGAAGCAGTTTGGAAGGCCCATAAAGATCGTATGTTCATGATCGATCAGAACTATGAGCTTAACAAAGCTGCTCTTGGTGCAAAAACAGCTTCTGAAACTTTGGGCGGCATGGCTGATCTCATGGGTGGTTTAATGGGTGAGCAATCAGCAGCTTATAAAACCATGTTTGCTATGTCTAAAGCATTCGCCGTTGCTCAGGCAATCATGAATGCACCACAGACTTACTCAAACGTTTATACATCTGCTTCATTAATCCCAATGATTGGACCATACATTGCTCCAGTGCTTGCAGGTGCAGCAGTAGCGATTCAAGTTGCACAAGCGGCTCAAATCAAATCTATAAACCTTACAGGGATGGCCCACGATGGTATTGGCAATGTACCGAAAGAGGGTACTTGGCTGCTAGATGGTGGTGAACGTGTTTTAAACCCTGAGCAAAACAAGGACCTTACAAGCTATCTAAATAATCGTAAGGAAGGTGGGGCACAAGTTGTGGTCAATAATTACAGCAAAGCCAGTGTTGATACAAATATTGGTGATGATGGGAAGGTATATGTGACTATTGATGATGTATATGACCCTAATAGTAAATACAGCCAAGCAATGCAGCAAAGTTTTAATGTTTCACGTAACAGGGGGTGATAGTGGATAGACTCATGATTTGCCCTTTAATGAAGGGGTATAACTTTTCACCCGGAAGCAATTTAAGGGAGCAAGAAACAGAAGGGGGACCGCCACGGCAGGTCCCTTTTTTTGTGGGTGCATGGCACACAGCCGATGTTTCTATATCTCTAAATAATGCTGATGAAAAAGAATACTTTTGGGCATTTTGGCGGGATAAGCAGCGCAGTCCTAACAATTGGCTTTGGACATTGGCATTAGATAACGGAACACTAGAAGAGTGCGAATGTCGATTTATTGCCGATTCTAAGCCTCAAGAAAACGAACGAGACGGCAAGATTTTGCAAATCAGTTTTCAGATAAGGATTAAGCCGATTTATCGAGATCCTGAAAACGACAGGAACATTATTGAAGCTTGGCAAAATGGTGGACCAGCCATCATAGGAACAATTAAAAAAATTCCTAATGAGTGGTTCCCAGCAGCAACAGGGGTTTGATGATGATAGTTACTGACGAAATGTTGGCTGTATTAGATCAATCATCTGGCCCCGTTGGTTTGCTTGAGTGTGTAGAGATATCACACCCGAATTGGCCGCGTGTGCTCCGATATATTGTGAATGGCAGTGATCCAATGAATCTAACACATGAGGATGGGAAAACCTTTACCTATTCTTATGCACCTTTAAACGTTACACGAGGTAATGAAGAGGAAAACTTAGACCAGAAAATTGCAGCGGCAATTGGTGATTTAGGCTCAGAGATTCCAGAGCTTGTTGATTTGGTTTTTAAGGATGAAACAAGGGTATCTCCAACCCTAAATTATCGATCTTACATTATTGGTAAATATGACAAGCCTTGTTTCATTGTAAAAGATCTTGAAATAACGGTTATTACCCGTGATTGGAAAGGCACTAGCTTTGAGGCTCAAGCACCCGGATTAAACGATTCTGGTAATGGAGAGATTTATTCTGCAGGTACAGATCCAAGTTTAGAGGGATTTTACTCATGAATATTCGGCAGCTTTTTTATTGTGTTTATGATCCTGAAGAGTTTCATTGTGTTCATTTTGTCATTCTGGCCGCAAAGGTAATATTTGATAAGGATTACACGCCGTGTTTTTTGGGATTAACTGGACCATTACATGAATCAATTAAAACCTCACGTAATACTGTTCATAGAAACAAGCAGATAAAAAGGCCTATTGATGGCTGCATAGTCTTAATGACCTACTTAGATCAAAGCTCCCACGTGGGGCTTTTTTTTCAGGGTCGAATTTTCCATTTGATCGAGCGCGGGCCGCAGAGAATCACCGTAGAACAAGCGGAAAATATTTTTAATCGGATTCGATATTATGAGCCAAATTTATGTTTACAAGAACTCACTGAACAAGAATGAGGTTGATGTAATCGATACAGATAACATTCTGTATGAGTTTTTAAAGGTTAAAAAACAATTTCCTCAAGCAAAAATTTATCTTGGCAATCCTTGCCCTGAAAATGACATAACGCCAACTTTAAAAGATAAGGCATCAATTGCACGATTAACCGAAATTGCGGAGGAATGCAGTATTGTTTGCCACCCCGGTGAGCTTTCATCATTTGTTACTTGGGTAGCAACTAAAGTTCTTGGTTCTGCTGTTTCTGCTTTAGTTAAAGTGCCAAAACCTAATGCTGGTAGTGGAACGTCTACAGGTTCTAGCAATAACAACTTATCTGATCCAGAGAACAAACAAAGATTAAAACAACGAATTCCGTTCATTTTGGGTCGCGTTAAAGCCGTGCCAGATCTCTTTGCACCAGTTGTTAAATATTTTAAGGATGGTGTAGAGGTTGAAGAATCTTTAATGTGTATTTGTGAAAACCCTGTTCAAGTTTCAAACTTCAAATCAGGGGATACGCCGATTCAAGAGATACCGGGTACAAGTGTTTCTGTCTACGGGCATAATCAGTCAATCGTAGGAAATAACACTATCTTTAAATGGGGCGACACTTTTGACCAGCCACCAGTTATTGCACGTCAGAATGCATCAATTAATGGTCAAACTTTATTGCCACCAAACAGTACACGTATTGAAGCTAGCGACATTTATTTTCAATATCCGAATCTAATTAAGGCCAATGACCAAGGAACAGCGGATAAGTTTAATGCCTTTGATATAAATGACTCGCTTATTATTAGTGGAGCGAATTTTGGTATTGTTGACCTAGTAATTACTGGTCAAGTTAATGTAGACAATACCAATAATACCTTTGCTATTGCTTCAAATCAGACAGTTGTTGATTATCAAAATTATCGCAAGATTAACGTCACATCCTTGTTAGTAACCGATCCAGTTAGTGGTCAGCTAGATCTAGCTGGGTTATATGATATTGACTCAATTACTTATGTACCTGGTGTTTATACGATTCACTTAAAAAACCCAGTATCAACTAACTCAAACTTTGCGAATCTTACTGAAGTTCTCACCGCCAATATTTCAGCAAATCTTACTGCAAACACATCAAATATTTTCTTGGATGGTAATTACGTAGTAACTGGTGTTGATACAGCAAATAAGCAAATCACTTTGGCAACCCCAAGTGCTGTAAATGATGATTGGAATAAACTTGCAGATCTAACAGATCAAAAAACAGGTGTCGGAACTATTAAGTTAAGAGGTAGCCAAGAAAACTATATCGGCTGGTTCACTATTGAGTCAGCAAAGGCAACAGGTTTGCTTCTTAACTTTCAAGCACTGAATGGAATTTACCAAGGCTCCGATGCAAAGTTTGTCGATATTTATGTTGAATATCAGAAAGTCATAAATGAAGTGCCGACAGGAACTGTATATAACCAAACTATTAAGCTAAGTGGTAAATCAAATAACCGTGATAGCGTGGGCGGTTCAATGTGGATTACATTGCCATTTACTGGCGCTGTGCGTTTCCGTGCTCACCGGATAAATGATAATGGTGATTCCGCAGACCTCATAGATGAAACCAAATTTTATACAGCTTATGCTTATCACTATTTGGATAAACTTGTTTATGACAATCGCATACTAGTTCGTCAGCGTACACAAGCCACACGAACAGCAACGGCAATTGACAGCCGCATGACAAACTGTATAGCTGAAAGCCTTGTTTATTCATACCGAAACGGTACTAAATCAGAAAATAGAATTGCATCGAGAAATATTGCTGACTTAGTGATTGAATTGGCTTTACATAAACGTATTGGCCGCAGATCTCTAAATGAGCTTAATGTCGAAAAAATTTATTCAGTATTTGATGAGGTTATTAATTATTTTGGTTCGGAAAAGATGGCCGAATTTAATTATACGATTGACGATAAAAACCAATCATTTGAAGAAATTCTCAGAATGTTAGCTGGTGTCTCTTGCTGTAATGATCGCCGTTTAAACCGTCAAATTTATTTTGAGCTTGAACGTGCAGGGCGTGAACCATTTCTTTTGTTTAATCATCGCAATAAGAAGAAACAAACAGAAGTGAGAACATACAGAACTAAGCCAGAAAATAATTACGATGGCGTAGAAATCACGTATGTTGACAGTGAAGAAGGATGGATTGAAAAGATATTAAAGATCCCAGATGACCAGATTACTAACCCAAAAAAAATAGATGGGTATGGAATTGTTTATAAACAACAAGCGCATATTGTTGGATGGCGGGCTTGGAACAAAATTCAATTTCAGGCTATCAATTGTAGGTTCTCATGTTTTGCTGAAGGTGAACTTGTAGGGAATGGTGATCCAGTTGCAGTTGTAGATGATACTCGCCTCGCACCAACTTTCTTTGGTGATCCTTCAAAAGCAATATTGTCTGGCGAGGTGCTTGCTTGGAGTGGATTAAATATCACAGGGTCGCAACCTTGTAAGTTATCACCTGAACATTCATTTGTGATTCATCTACAACTCAAGAGCGGTTACATAGACATTATTCCAGTGATGCAAGGTCAAACAGATTTTGATTTTGTTTTATCGCGCCCACCAGTTGATGCTCTTGTCACAGAGGGTGAAGTTAAAACAGTTTACTCACTTTCTACTGATGACCGACAGAATGATGATCTATTTATAGTTACGACTAAAAGTCGCTCAGGTGTTTTTGAAAATGAATTAACTCTCATGAATCTTGATGAACGTTACTATCAAAATGATAGTGATATAAAAAATAATCTAATTTAACTAATGGTCCTATTAATCCCCGCCTAAGCGGGGATTTTTATTTGGAGATAATTTTTATGGCTCTAACACCTGAAACTTTTCAAAATTTGGAAAGAGATATTGAAGATACTGGGAAGGCCGTTAATACTGATTCGGTTGTAGATCCTAGATATGGGTTACCTTTTAAGTCTTTGCCTATGTTATCTCGTCTTTTTGAAGCAATGATTGCTTCAGGTTATTTGGCAATAGATGATCTTCAAGCCGCTATTGATATTGCTATTGAAGCTGGAGCTGGGGCAAATGGATGGACAGCTTTGCTCGTTCAAGACGGGGTTGAGAATCAAAAGCAAATCAATGATAAAACCACTCAATTTGTACCATCTATTGAAGTGCTTCTTAACTTATTTGTTCGTAAAGATGGGATGCAAGTTAATGTTGATGGCCTTCAGGGGGGGCGTTTCACATATGTTGAAGCAGAAAAAAATAAAAATGATGGGGTAATCACCTATAACGGCTGGAGAAGACAATGGGATGGCTTAAATATTAAGCCAGAGTGGGCGGGTGCGATTGGTGACGGCATCACTGACGATACAGTTCCTATTCAAAAGGCTTTGGATTTTATCTCAAGCACTGTTTTTGACACTTCAGTTGAAGTAATGAATAAAAAAGGTGGTGGTCGTAATTTAGCTTTATCTGCAACAAAGTACCGTACAACTGATACATTGTGGGTCGGTTCATACACAACAATTAACGGAAGTTGCTCACTTGGTTTTATGAGTAATGAAGCTCGCAAAACAAGCTCTGTCATTTTTGCTGATTTTAATGATGTAAATAAAGCTGTAATTTCAAGTAGTAACTTTAAAGCAAATGGCTCAAGAGTGCCATTTGATGAAGTTACATCGGGTGCTCAATACGATAATCAAGAAGTATCTGGAACTCATTGCATTAGGTTATTTGATTTTAGTGTTTTATCGACAAAAAAAATGCATATCGGAGTTCGCATACAAAACAGTCCACAATCTAGTGTTCGAATTTATACAGAAGGTTTTGATTACGGACTTCTTATAAATGCTTCTTGGCAATCGGATTTTAACTGTAAAACACTTTCTTATAAGTGTGGATTACTCTTATTAAACGATAACAATGGTGTTAAAACTGATGGTTATTACAATTCTTTGACTGGTGAGCCTTTAAGCTATAAAAACTTCATTGATTTTTTCACCAATGACACAGATACATTAGAAACATTAAATGACTCTTCTACAAAATTTGGTGTTGTATCTAGATATAGCTTCGGTTTAAACGTTGGTTCACTTGTTTGTGAACACAATACAATTGGCTCGGCTATTGCAGATGGTGGTGCTTCTATTCAAACTCTTTATACTGAACTAAATACCTTGGCTGGTTTTTGTTCATTCTCAAGCAATGTAACGATAAACGATTGGGTTGGCTCATTTGATGCATACGACATGTTGCTTGGTGCAAACAGCATTCTTAACATAAATAGCATTACAAAAAGTCGTTCAATCTCAGGTTTTTATAAGGTTAGCCAATGGAATTCAGTTATTACTGTTCCTTTAACTTATAATTTTTATAAACGAGGGGTTATCTACAAAAACTCGCAAGACACTATTTACGTATCAAGTACAGGAAAAGACTCCAACAGCGGAGTAATTGCGTCGAATCCACTTCGTACAATTGATGAAGCAATGAGTCGAATCAAAAATACATATGATTTCAATGATTCAATTATACTGCGTCAGCAAAACAAAAAGTTCGCGATAGTTTTACTTGATGCGAATATATTCAATTTAAATATTGAACATATTGTGAATAGTAATATCGATATATATTGTGCGGCTGGATTAGCAACTGTTTTATTTACAAAAACTGGTCGTATGATTTTAAATAACTGTTCAATTGGTTTTCGCAATTGCTCTGTAAGTAAATCAACAGATACAGGAACTATTGAAAATGCATGTTTTTGGTCAAGAGATGGCAATAATACGGTCTCAATTAGTACGGGTGTTGTTGATATAGGTGGTGGCGGAATTGCTTACTGTGATTTTAACGGTGCTTCGATACTTAACCTCATCTTTAATAATGCAGAAATCAATGGTGATGCGAGTTGTCAACTTGTTCAATCAAACTTTAATGATACTTCACCTCATATAGTTAATGTTATTCGGTCAAGAGGCACAATATCAAGTCAGATTATTGGACGACCAGATAAGGGAATTTCAGTACCAGTATCTTGGCAGAATAAAATTATAGGATTATAAGTAAATGGGGCTATTAGCCCCATTTCATTAATAATTAATAATTAATAATATCTTGGAGGGTTGATGATATTAGAATTGGTGAAATTGCGAATAATATGAAAAGTACTCTAACTATTATTAGATTCTCTCTTTTGAACTTTGACTCTATTGTATCGTAAATAGCAAATAACGAAATTAATAGACAGATCATTGCAATACGTTTAACTTGTGCTTGTCCAAAAATTGGTAGTGCTACAATAATCAAAATTAAAGAGTATATGTAGTAATAAAAATATTTTAAGTATTTCCCGGCAAATCTTAATTTATTAAGAGCAATATAAAACATCATTGTTACAATAAATACAGCAATAAAAAGTATGGGATTTGTGTCTCCTGTTTCTGAATTTGATTTTGAAGAAGCAACAACTCCCAAGAAAACAACAAGAGGGATTAGTGCCAAAATCATTCTAAAAATACTTTTTATCTTACTAGTAGCTAACAACATTGGCACATATAGAGCAACAACATTGTGAGTTAAAAATCCAAGTATTAAAGTAAATACTTTAGTTTTGAACTTATTTTCAGCAATAAGAAATATTGCAGCTAATATGAAAAATGTTGCCAGATATTGTCGATATACATTCTGGAAACCAAGTACACTTACAAAGAATACTGTGAAAAGATATAAGAAGTATGCCTGATATTTGTTTCTATAAAGAGCAAATAGGAAAACAGCAATAGAGAATATATCAATTATTAAATACACTGGGAAAGGGTTATCAAAATACTCATAAAGCAGCTTTGAGCTAAACCAGTAAACAGGTTCTCTTAGAAAATATATATCTTTGTACGCATAAAGAGGTATATCCATGAAGCTGTTGTAAGCTAATATGTCATTTTTTGGAATTCTATCTCTCGATAATACAGAATAACCCACAAACACAAGAAAGAATATGAAATAGCTTAATCTTGTGTTTGTATTGAATAGTGCAGTTACAAAAGCAAGGAATATTAAAAAAATGTAGTAAAACAGAAGTAAAGAGAATTCCACGTTTCTTTCCATCGAATTTTTTCCGAAGTTTAACACAAATTATCTACTGCTTTTGTGTTCATAACCACAATCGCACAACAAATCACTTCACTACAAGCCCTTTGCTTCAATAGCATAGGGCTTTTTTATTGCCGAAATTAGGGGGCTGCATGGCAGACAATCAGCAAATTATAGATACATCGACCGCTTTGGCGGCCAGTAAGGGTGCAACATACGGGGGAAGTGTGTCAGGAGCAGTTTCGGCGTGGATCGGGTCAATCGATTTAGCATTTTGGGTCAGTATCATCATTGGTTTAGCTGGTTTTTTAATGAACTGGTATTACGCCAGAAAGAAAAATAAGCGCGATGAAATTGCACTTAAAGCTTATCTGGAAAGCTTGGAAAATAAAGGTGACTGTAATGTCAAACAAGACTAAATATTTCGCAGCATTCTTAGCAGCTTCGGCTGCTTTTTTTGTGGGTGTAAAAAACTACGAAGGGTTTACATCAAAGCCGGTAATTCCAGTCAAAGGGGATCGTCCAACGCAGGGCCATGGATCTACATTTAAGCCTGATGGCTCACCAGTAAAAATGACTGATCCCCCAATAACGCGTGAAACAGCAGACAAATGGCTACGTAATGATGTGGCCAAGCGTGAAGTTGCATTTAAAGATTCATTGAAAGGGGTGAAATTATCACAAACTGAATATGACCTTTACCTTGATTTTTCATATCAGTACGGTGTGCAGACATTCGCAAAATCATCAATGCTCAAAAATTTAAAAGCAGGTCAATACAAAGCAGCTTGTGAATCATTACTTAAGTACAAGTTTGTTGCAAAGCGTGATTGTTCGATTCGCTCAAATGGCTGCTATGGCGTTTGGACACGTCAACTTGAACGCTATAAAAAGTGCATGGAGGTTAATTCATGACTTGGATTTTAAACAATAAGCGATTGTCATTGATCATCGTTTTGTCAATTCTGTACCTAGTTCAAATAGCATACACAAACCATTTAGCAGGAAAACTAAATCAAGCTGATCAAAAGTGTCTGTCTCAGATCCAGAAAATTGAAAAGAAAACCCTTGAAGCACTTGCTGAAAAGCAAAATCAAATCAATAAAGTGAGCGCAGACTATGAACGAGTCAAAGCAGAGCAAAGCACCAAAGTCGAATATATTGAACGTGAAGTGCAAAAGATCATCGAGCGTCCTGTTTATAAGTCTAGTTGTATTGATGATGACGGGGTGTACCAGATCAACGATCTTATCAAAGCCGGTAATACCAGCTAATCTTATTCAACCATGCTCAAATCTAAATGAATTGGCTGGTACGACAGGCAAAGATTTAATGATCTGGTCAGTTGATACAGTTGCAAAATATAATGACTGTAAAGCAAGGCATATTGCGATTGTAAAGGCTCTTGAATAAGAGCCTTTAATAATGTGCAATTATTTGCTCAAAAAAGCTTAAAAATAAGTTATTTGAGCAAAAATATTCTCAAATAAAAATTAGTTGTTTATTGTTAGCATCCCTTCAAATGTAAAGTAATTATTCGACTTAAGATTTTGAGACATAGACCAAGCCCGATTTTGATACATACTCCCGCCAAAACCTAATTTAAATTTTCCAAACTTTTCTTGAATATCTTCTATCGCCACCATCAAATTTTCTGTTTTTTCTAGGTCACTATAATCTGTTAGTAAGTCATAAGTATAAGTATGCTTACTCTCGAGTGCAGTTAAAACAACACCACATTTTTTAAAATCCACATCTTGTTTATAAATATGATCAATCATTCTGGTTGTTGCTTTAATTAGCTTTCTAATGTCGTCCGTTGGAACACTAAATGGTTGTGATAGTTCTTTTTTATAAAATGGTTTATTAATATCAAAAGGGCTTGAGTGTGCAAAGCCGATAATGCAGCCACACAATGCTTCATCTTTTCTTATGCGTGTAAATGCTTCTTGAGTTCTTCTTGCGATTGCTTCTCTTAAATCATCTTTATTGGTAATTTTTTGCTTAAATGCACGTGAAGAAATGATTTGTTTACGTGATGGTGGCGTGTCTTCAATTTCGATGCATGCAATACCATTTAACTCAAGCACGGTGCGCTTCATCACTACACTAAACAATGATTCCATGTGATATGGATTTGACATCATAAGATCATAAACTTTGGTAATTCCCATCGATTCAAGTTTTTTAGAATGCTGACGGCCAACACCCCAAACTTCAGCAACACTCGTTTGCTTATAAAGCAGATCTCTTATATTTGATGGGAAAGAAACTAAGTTACATACGCCGTCAAAAGTGGGGTAGGTTTTTGCCAGATGATTAGCCATTTTTGCTTCAGTCTTGCTTCTACCGATTCCCACGCAGACAGGTAAGCCAATCCATTGCAAAATCCTTGCTTTCATTAATTTCGCATAAGCATCTAAATCATAATTTTGCTGGTAAGCTGTAAGCTCAAGAAATGCTTCATCAATACTATATGTTTCATGTTCATGTGGTGCGACAAACTGTTTTAAGATTGCATGAAATCGTTTACTCATTTCAGCATAGACAGGGTAGTTGCTTGAAAGCACAGCTACATTATTGCGCTTAACCAAATCAATTATTTTAAAAAGAGGTTCACCCATTTTAATACCAATTGCTTTAGCTTCGGCACTTCTGGCAACAGCACAAGCATCGTTATTTGAAAGAACAATGACTGGTCTATTATTAAGCTTTGGATTAAAAACACGCTCAATGCTTGCATAGCAATTGTTGACATCAACAAGTGCGAAAATACGCCTTCTCATACCCACCTTGAAAACGTTACAAATTCAAAATAAATGGTAGAGCTGAGTTACATTAAATTCAAATTTAAAAAATTGTGGATAAATAATGGTTAGTCATAACTTGTCGCTGGCGGTAGTGCATTTGGTCGGAAAATAAACGCGCTGATATTGTAATTAAATGGATCTGTAACTTTTAAAAATTCCTGTTTTCTGAACAAAAATTATACCGCAAGTGTTCGGGGAATGGTTTCGTAAGGGTCTGATTATATTGATGTTAGTTTTATAGTTTTTCATTGTTTTTTATGGTTGAAAAAAGGCACTATTCTAATATTATTCAATGCCTTATATTAATTAGAGCGTAATCTTGACATCGTAGAGGTCTCCAGTTCGAGTCTGGATATACCTACCAAGATTTATAAAGGGTTTACATCGTTTTAATAACATGTAAGCCCTTTTTTTATGCCTGTTTTTGGAATTAAACCGATTAAAATTAAAAGCGAAGATTGAAGCGGGATAGTGGGTGAGATGGCGACCTGCCCCCATTGAGATTAAGTTGTAAAAATGATCACGACAAGAAGCAGGTCATTAAGCTATTCATAAAATGGCTTTGGCAAGTTAGCCCACCTAAGCATTTAAGCAAATAGATCTAAGTCATGGGCCGAATATAGCATTCAAGCTTTACTTATACATAGGTTGTTTTGGATTAATTTGAAAGATTTGTTTTCTTTATGAGCAATCAATTTTCAGTATATACAAAGCATATATTTACCATCTAAATAAGTATTTTTATAGATATAGCAGATATAGAAAAAAGCCCTAAATAATTAGGGCTTTATTTCATTTTTAAATTTAATTACATGCAGATTTACCTGCTTCAATATGTTTGACTTCCAAGCGATTTCCTTTATCTATTACACAAATTCTGGCATGAAAACTCTTATTAGTTTCTAAAACTATTTCATAAGGAACATTCTTATCAATTACTTCTAATGGTATTGCCACACAATTAGTTTCTTCTATTGGGAGTGGAGCTTTTGTATACAACTTTTTATAAGTACTTTTAAACTCTTTTGTATAGTCAATCTTACCCAAATAAACTAGAACAGAGTTGTCAAAACTGGCATAAGTTTTAGGATTGTTCGTAAATACACATAAGTTATTTTTTTTGATAACTGCTTCCAATGGACGTGGCCCTTGGCTACAAGCACTGATCGTAATACTTATTATGATAATAAAGATTAAAGTTAAGTTTTGCTTTATCAT